ATTAGGGTATTAGCTCGCCTCTAGTTGCAACATGAATAGCGATTAGGGCTATTCTATAACTAACTGATGAATTAGTATTATTTGTTACTCTAATAGATAGAGCCTCACCATTATTTTCAGTCATTGCCTGTAGTGTTAATGGAGCTGTTGAAGGGTATGTATATAGTGCTGCGACACCTGCAATACTTCCTGAGCGTGTTTTGTTAATTTTAATAACTGTACTAGAATTTGCTCCGATAGATCTGTTGTCAGACTCTTCATAATATATAAATTTAACCGGCATATATGCCTCAAATTTTTCATATGTAAACGCATCATATGAATATTGATTAGTGACATAATCTATAGATACTGCAGGGCTATTAGTTCCGGGCAGTGAAAATGTATTACTATAGCCATTATTTGCATTTTGCACACCTTGATAACTAATATTTGTATAGGAATTGTTACCACCCATACAAACGACTACGGTGCAAGAATATAATGCTGGGGAACCATCCATAATATTTTGTCTATTGCATCCAATATTTTTAAGATTGTTCCCTGATGCGTTTGGCGCTAATGCTATTGCAGAAACTTTATCATAGTTTTGTGGCGTAGGTTCAGTCGTTAAATTAGGATATGCAAGGCATGCGCGATATTGTACATTATTAAAAATATTGTTACTCCCTTTAATGAATATAGCCGCATAATATGAGCGATCAACTTTAATATCATCAAAAATATTATGTGAGCCCTCGCACAGAATTCCATATGTTGCGACTTCATCGAATCTAAGATTAGTGAAAGTATTAAGCCACTGTGTCACATAAAGACCGGTATTAACCATTTGTGCGCGAAGATTGGAAAATTGCGAATCATTACCGTATACATAATAGCCATAGTAACATTGCATTGCGTGACAATTTCTAACATAAACATATGTTTCGCAATAAAATCCTGCGCGGCCCGCACCATATGCGCAAACATTTTCACAGATGGCTGAATATGCGTCAACAGCAACGCACACACCTTTAGGATTTGTATTTTTGAGCAATGGATAGACTGCCTGCATTGTTCCCTGTCTAGGGGCTTCAGGGTTTTCACCCTGTGCATAATCGTCTCTTAAAATTACCATATTTTTAAGAGTTGCATATCTAAGCCATACCGATATATCACCCTCAGTGTTTCTAAAATCCAAAATTGTATTACAATCTTCATGTAAAGATGTGATTGTACCAGCACCCTGTTCTACAGGTGTTGCATAATCCCCCATAAGTGTGCAATACCGGACAGAAATAGCCCCAGACATTTTATATATTCCATGCGGGATATAAATTGTTTTGTACTGTGCTAATGCGGCTTCTAGATCGGCAGCATTTATTTTTCCATCTTTTACAATTCCAAGATATAAAATATTTACAGGCAATCCAATATTATCCAGGGAATTTTCATTCCTAATTGTTAAAATCTTATATGGATTATTATTCGAATCCTGCGCAGGTATTGCAGAAAATGCCCCATTAATTTTTTCAGGATCCCCGTACTTAATCGGATTTTTTGTATCAATATTTAATATTCCATCAACTGATACAGTTTCATTCCCTGATACATTAGTTGTTTTATTAGCATATGTACCTGTTTTATCTTTGGCAGTTTCGGTATAATTTCCTGTAACTGATACAGTTTCATTCCCCGATACATTAGTTGTTTTATTAGCATATGTACCTGTTTTATCTTTGGCAGTTTCGGTATAATTTCCCGTAACTGATACAGTTTCATTCCCCGATACATTAGTTGTTTTATCTTTGGCAGTTTCGGTATAATTTCCTGTTGCGCTATCAATTATATTTTTTGCTGTTCTTATAATATTTTCTTCGGCATTATCTGTAATATTTTCTCCGGCATTTCTAGAAAGACTACCAGAATATTTAATTTCTTGTATTGCCTGCTCAACTGTACAGGGTGAAATGCTTGTATTAATTACAACAATATTTCCTGTATCAATATTTCTAATCGCCCTATAAAGTTTATTCTGATACCATACCAGATCATTTATTTTAATATCTTTTGGCGCAATTCCTGTATCTTCTGTATCAATACCTGCAATCTGCTTTTTCAGATTAGTTACAGTTTCTTTATAATTGAAAATAGGCTGCCAATAATTTGTATTTGTTAGCAGGATTCCGTCTGGTACAGGCTTTATTGACATATATGCTGTACCTGATACAGGGTCTACAACTACAGTATTTTTTGCATATTGTGATGTAATATTCCACTGAATAGGATCTGCATATGTAAGTACATTTTCTTGTACAAAAGCATCAATTTTTTTATCTAGTGATTTGATTACATTTAATATCCAATCCAAGTTAAGATCATGAAAATTAGTATACGGAAACTGTTCAAAAACTCCCATTGTGTTACCCCTTTCAATAAACTAGTATGCAGAAGCGTTGCTTGAAACTATCAATAATATAATCCATCAGATTAAATTCATCAACTTCTCTTTCTTCGCGAATCATCTGCTGTGTAGTAGTTACGCCAATATTACCCTGTTCTGTTCGTGTAAATTCTCTGTCAATATTTTCATTTTCGTCATGTTTAAAATTTGTATTATTGGTAGTTGTGGCATCCGTGTTTGTCGAATTAGTTGTTTTACTGTTTCCTGTATCATCGGTTACAGTCTGGCCGGACTGCGCCGCAGTTTCAGAATTAAAGCCAAAAACATAATCTTTTTCGTTCGTGTTACCAGTCGTATCTGTATTTTCATTTCCGTTTGTAGTAGAATGGTCTGCGATTTTCCCGTCTGTGACATCGGTATAATTATTATTTTTGATATGTTTTTCTGTTTCGGTAACAGTCCCGTTTTTATTCCATATTGGGTTGTATTCCAGTACGGTTGTATTATACAATTTATTCCAATTCTGGACTTCTGCGGATGACCAACATTTAATAGCTGTTTTTAAAATATTGGGATTCGGATATAATACCTCAAGCTCTGCAGTATCTAATAGCAGTTTGTTTACAAATACATCTTTATCTTCTGGCCCCCACTTATCCGGATAGCGAAAAAAATCAAGAATTGTACTATCATATTCATACATCCCCATCAGTGATAACGTCGCCCGCATTGTTTTCCCTCCAGTCTACCCACAAACGAATCCCAAACATAGCATTAATTTTACGGCAACACTCCTGTAGTTCGTCCAGCCATAACTGCGCTTTAGTGCGGGATTCTTCAATCGCACTGTTGGCTTCGTCGGTTATCAGGCGTTCCTTTTTCGTTGTGTTTGTCGTTGGGATCCCGATTTCGTTGTCGAATTTCATTTCCCACAGCCGCATGTCGTTCAGGATGTCGCCTGCGATATAGGTTTCTTTGAGATTCTGATTAAAAAAATTCCACGTTGGCGTCCCGTCATCCCTGTATAGATTTTTGTCAATATATGCTGCAGGTTCTCCTGATGCGATCTGATCATACAGTTTTTTAAATGACTCCGCGCCCGCTTTACCATCGGATGCAAATACATACGCCAATTTAGAATTTAACAGATTTGTGCTGGCGGTTTCGGCAGACAGCGCAAGCATGTCAGCATAAAAATTGACGATGTCCATCACCCCGCCATAATCCGGCTGCAGGCGCAGAAGTTCGCACTGTTTTCCAATAACGGGATTTAAAATTCCGCGCAATAGCGGATTTGCAATGGTTGCAAATTTTGGCTGGTAGAACACATCAAATCCGCCCAGTGTACATTGCTGTGGGATAACGCCAAATTTGTCTGTATTGATAACAGCCGCATACCCCCAGCAATACAATGTATATAGCAGATAGTTTCTGGACCATGTTTTCGGCATGTCCCATTTAAAAACAGATATAATTTTCTGCAGCAGGTACCGCGCAAAATAGCGCTGCAGGCCGGTATCACGCACATGTACAGTTGACGGATTGATTGTACTATTCCGCGCGTTTTTGTAATCATAATAAAATGGTAAATTCATTTGTGCAGGTTCCTTTCACGTATTCTTCTCCATTGATAAAATAACCATAGGGGATAATTACCCAATTCATACGCACCGCTGAATATGGCCTCAATGGACACATTCGTGTTCGGCATTGTAAATGAGTTATTTACAATGGATATATCGCCATATAACACATTCCATTTTTCAAATTCTGCGCCATCGTCTGCGGTTGCTGTCAGATTGATAGTTTCTCCTTGTTTTGCATATGATTTGGATGCAGATGCGGATCCGCGGCCCGATGTAATGACAGTGATTGCATGTGTGTCCTGTTCCGGTGGCTCCGGTGGCGCTGCGCCATTACCCAATGTGTTATAAATTGCTAACACATTATTCTGCATCTGCGCCACCGATATATATCGGTTGCCTGTTGTCCAGCTTCCCGCTTCTCCTGCGTGTGCCTGCAAATAGGATAAAAAATTATTCGCGTAGTTTAGACGCTCCTGATAATGATCCCCGGGTACACCTTCCCAATTTGCAAGAAAATCCCATACAAGGTCAGCAATATTTGTGCTGTCAGAATTTAAAAATGCGGACAGACTGCCGTAAGTCCCGTGCGTTTTCGGATGGTCTCCGGACCCGTTATAATTCCCGTTCCACCAATTTTCAACAGTTAGATACGCTAACTGCCCGTCTCCATTTCCGTCTCCATATCCATTATTTGTCACCCATGTGTGCAGTTTCCACAGACGCCCGTCAGACGTTCCAACATTTGTCCACTGTCCCAGTCCATAGCCGCCCTTATGTTTATACTCATATTTGTAATTCCACGCGCATGGTATTAACGACTCCCAAATTCCTGGATTTACTCCGGACTCTCTGCGCCAACATCCGCACATGGCCGCGACAACATATATACTGCTACTCATAGTAAAATCCCGACTCCATGTATGCCTTTACAGCGCTGATTTCATTGATTGTTGCGGGAAGTTTCACATCTGCATTTTGTATAACCATGTATCCATGCAGTGTTGCAGGCGTTGTATGTATGCAATAGGGTCTGCCATTATCCTTGTTGTTTTCGCCAATTAATCTGTAAAATTTTTGTATTAAAATAGGTATATTGGCATATGCCGCAATACTGCCATTTGCTCCGGCCTTCTGCACCTGCGGTATACTGGCCCTGATGCCATCCGCGATTGCATGTGCGGCAGTGCTGATTGTCTGCGCTCCGGATGCCGCTGTATTCAGTCCGCCCGCAATAGGATTTAACAAATTACTGACATTTGTTGCGGTTGCTGCGGTGTGAAATGTGTCCCGCGCAACATCAGCTGCACCGCTGACAACGGTTTCCGCCTGTGCTAATCTGTCAACTGCAATCTGTGCAATCTGTATATCAACGCCAAAATTAGCGTGCTGCCTATATAGTATATTTTGTGGATAGTTATCTGCGTTTGAATTTTTACATATCTCCAACGTTGCGACTCCTGATATCGGATCCACGGACGTCAATGTCAAAAGTTTTGTTTCATCGCGTACCAATGACGAATCAATAGCAATTTCTCCAAACGGTTCCATTGAGAGCGTGATTTTTGTAAATGGCTCACAATTCAGATAATTGCCGCGCGATGCTGCCTGCGGATGCTTATCCAATGTAAACAATATACTTTTTACATACAGTTGGTTGGCCAATACATGACAGCTTACATTTTCCAGCGTCCACCACCCATACGGCAGATTTGATAACTGCGCACCTACATCAATTTCGCATGGAAACCATTTGCACGAAACAACATACTGAAACGGGTTAAATAATGTCTTTAACAGGCCGTCATCAATCCCGCCATTAGATATTTCTTTCGGGACGTCCAGCCAATTTGTATTGGACATTAACCTGGAACAAAAAGTCCTAAATTCTATATTGCTGAATACATAATATCCAACTGCGCCCATTGCGTTTCCACTATTGTTAATGATGCCAACGACATAATTGCCTGCATTTAAATCAGGCAGCCAAGGCCTGCTGTTGCCCTGTGAGATGTGGACTATCGGATTCGGATACGTTGGATAAAAATCATCTGTAATATTGCCATCATTGCCATTAGCCGCGCGCAGGACATAAAACATCTGACTGCCTATGTAGTCTCTCCACGTTGCTAATGTATCCTCCTCCAGGTACGCGACCCACAAACGATCTTCAAAAGACCATTCAGAAATGAAATAATATTTTTTAAAATCGGGAATATACGCGTAATTATAACTGGATGGACTGTTAGTCAGTCCAATGTCCAGTTTAATCACGGGTGCCATTGTTCCTGATTTGTCCTTCAGGACGCAACTATAACTTGCACTGGTAGTTCCTGCGGGGGGCCTAACTGTGCTATTTTTTTCCTTTGAAAACGTATACAGCCATACAATCATATAAAAAAATATAGGCGCACACAGCATAGTGCGCGCCTACCTCCATTAATCCAGCAGGAAAATTACAGCGTTTTCGGTAAAGTCATTCCAATAACGGTCAGTGAATTTCATCCAGAAATTCTGGTATTCCCCGCGTCCGTTGTAAGGCGCAGACGTGGATCTGTTATTGCAGATTGTATAACCCGCTGTTTCAACGTCCGTAATGATACCAAACAAATTACTGATTACAACGGGCGCTTCCGGACTCTTCAAATCCCCAGTTTTGTCCATGTAAACGGGCGTCATGTTAATCTTATCCGGACTGCTAATGGACTGCCAAAAATTGACTGTTTCCGTCACTGGCATATCAAGATAGTTGTCATGATACGTTGTAGACAGCACATTGGCGGCCGTCTGGTAACGTGTCGGCGCATACAGATAACACCGCTGGTACATTGTGGGCGTATGACGCGGGATTTCTTTGCCTGTCACATTCTGATGATAGATAACAGATCGTTCCGTCAGCATGGCCGAAACGGATGCAATTTTCGCATACACCCAACGCATAAATGCGGGGAAATTATCCGGATTAAAAACAGTTGTTGCTGTCAGTTTAAGTCCTGTAGCAGCATTGTATTCCGTAAGCAGGTGTACAATCTGATTTGTATTACCAATAGTATGAATCCCCGTAATCAGATTGCAGAGAATTGCCCGCGCAAGTGCTTCATGCTTCTGTTCCACTCTGTCACTGATGTTCTGGACCTGCCCTGTGATAAAGGATCCAAGCTCATCCGGCGACTGAAAAGCAGTGAAAAGCTGGTCTCGAAACAGTGTCCACTGCACCTCATAGTCATCCTGCCCGTAATAATTGGTCTGCAGGACTTTTGGCTTGATCGGCTTCTGCTGATCGACGGCCGTCCCGTCCTCAATCGGCAGATATCCGTTGTCCTGCCATGTGCCATCGATATAATTAATCTTCCGGACATGATTGCCATATCTGATACTGTCCGCCTCAAGCCCCTTAAATTTTCGCGTGTATGGCCGATTTGCAAAAATTGTGCGGGAAAGCACCTGCGACACAGCCCCCATCAGATTTTCATAGCCGGCTTGCAGCCCTGTCTGCGCAACTGTAATAAATTCTGCGCCGTTTGTCGGCGTGATCTGTGCCTGTCCGGTTGCCTGCGACACAATGCTATTCAGCACTGTACTAATCTGATTAACTGTTAAATTGTTTGCTGGCATTATTTGTTACCCCCTTCATTTTTCGGATTGATGATATTTGCAATAATATCATCTGCATTAGGCTCTGCGGCACCTGCCTGCGATGCACTAAGCAGATTGCCCGCATGGATATCATCCCGGATACCTGCAATCATCTGATAAATGTCATTAAAACTATGCGCATCATCAAAACTATGCGGTGCAGGTGCTGGCGCAGGTGCAGGCGCGGGTGCAGGTGCAGGCGCGGGTGCAGGTGCAGGTGCAGGTGCAGGCGCAGGTGCAGGCGTCTGTTTTTCCAACTGTGCGAACTGTGCAATCTGCTGCGCGCTGTATCCAGCCCGCGCTAGTATAAGTACGTCATCCAGTTTCATTTTGTTACCTCCATTGCAATATTAATAATTGACTGTATTTTTTCATAATTAAAACCACGCTTTTCTAACAGATTTTTTCGCATGGTCCCATTACCATAAATACCCTGCATAACATCTATTGCTGTTTTCAAATAATCAATAGGTGTATGATTCATATCTGCATCATAATTTACATCCGGTTTAATATAGACACGTTTCCAATCCAATTTTTTATATGTGCGCGTATCTGTTATATCATAATCAATTCCGCGCGCTTCCAGCACCTTGCCATTATAATATAATCCGACATGGTTGGGTCTCCACACAATCATGCCGTTTTTAATAGGGCCGGTATATTCTGTAAAATGTTTTGGCATCTCATACGTCGATATGTTACTGATCCCATACGCACGACATACTAAACCGCTACAGTCAATGGCGTGTTTACCATTCCGGATATCAATCATGCATTTCTGTTTATATGTTGTTGTATAGATGCCTGGATACAACGTGGACAATGTATTCAGCAGTTTATAGGTACACTCCTCGCCTTTTGCGCCGTACCAATAGACATAATTTCTATACCACAACGCATTTTTAATAATATCATTTCCCGTCATTTTTTAACTTTTCCGTCAAAATTACAATCGCTTCCTTCAGCTCCGATATTGCGGACCTTATATTCTCGCTGTCATTAGACGATTTATATAACATCCAAACTGCAACAAAAATCGGAAACCCCAAATTGGCAATAATCTGTGTAAATTCGCTCATATCCATAAATAATCCTCTCAAAAAATAGGCCGGATTCTTACAGTCGCCACTGTCAGGACGCATCTTCCGGATGCTGCGTTTGTCCGTCCGGCCTACAATTATATTATATATTAAAAATATAGTTGTCAATCATTTATAATACTTTCTGAATAGTGCTTCACATGTGTACGTTTCAAAAATAATGTTTTCTGACAGATACGCTGACCATAAATATATATATTTATATGTAAATCGTTTTAACTCCACATCCGTTATCCCGTATGTAGGACATGTCCCTGTTAAATGCAGACACGCATAGTAATGTGTCCCTGTTTTATGCTTGTAAATAACCAGCTCCCCAACTTTAACCAGTGCCTTGTATTCGACTAATGGCCGGCTGGCGATCCTGCTGCGGTCCTCATAAACAAAATCATTATCGACTGCCATACTGCTGTACATTGTGCCTGATGTCAATTTATATAGTGCAGTTTCTTTTTTCTCAGCAGATATTGGGCTGTCATGTAACAGATAAATGGCAATTCCGCGCTTTTTATCAAAACGCATGGTTTGATCTTTAATCTGCATCGTATCCACAACGTTGATTAAATTCAATTCCATAAAATAATCATTGGTCATATCGTTCGCGTTCGCTAAAAACAAAACCTTCAGCGGCGGACGTCCCTGCAATTCCCTATTTCTGTTTATCGTCTCATAGGCATTAAAAAATACAGATGCCTCATTTTTCAACGTGTGTTCGTGCTTTTCGGGTATAAACTCATCATTAATCAATACTGTATAATCGGCTGCAGACCAACCACGCATGTTACCCATGATGGACAACCCAACCGCGATGCCGATCGGCTCGCCTATTGGCTTTGTGGTCCCATCCGCATTTTGTTCTGCCTCATAAAATCCTGTTACGTATTTATTTATCTTTTCGACTGCGGATAGTTTCCCCATATCATCCATAACAGGCTTGACGGGTGACAACTCGCTGTTAACGATTGTCTGTATAATTGTGTCCGTCCTGCGCATATAGATAAATTTAATTCCGTGTTCAATACAATATTTTATTGCACCATATGTTTTGCCTATTCCGCGGCCACCTACCAAAAAATTAAATGTATAATTGTTTTCGATAATTGTGTTCATATTTAGATAACCATCTGACTGATAAATATTCATAGTATATCATCTCCTATAATTGAAGATGTCAAATTTATAATGTCCCTGTATTCCTGCGTGATTCCCAGTGTATACGTTGTAGGCCGCAAACATACATTTGATATAACGTATGTTTCAACACCGTTGCTGTCATTTTCCGTTTTAAAATCGCCCAGCGGAATATCATTATAAACGGCTTCCAAACTTCCTGCAGCCGAAAATACAAAACCGACATTAAAACAATCTATCGGACGCTTTCCGCGTTTTTCTGCATATGATTCTATCTCTTTTGCGCCTTTACTTTTGCCAACCCCCGCGACTGTGATATGAAAGCCGTTATCATCTGTATATGCGTACTTTTTTGCGCCCAATGTTTTAAAATTATACATGTCGTGTTCCGACTCAAACACGCCCATGTAATGCGTTATCTCCTTTGGGTCCGTTGCATAGCTTCCGGATTCTTTAGACTCTTCTACTTTTTCAGCATTATATTTGCTAAAATCTGCATCACCTATATATTTGACGCTATCTGTATCGCAATACAAAAATTGGCATCCATCCGTAGACGCAATTTGTATCCCCCGCTCCAATTCATACCGCGCCCAGGACGTTACCCACACACCCCACGCATAATTTAAAAATGCCTTTTTTCTTGCTTTGTCTAGTATCTCATCAATTCCTTTGCCCTCATACGTATACAGACTTTCAACGTGGCGCTCATCCCCGTGTTCAAACAAAATCAGATCCTTCGCGGGATCCTGGACCATCATTCCATAAATCGAATTTAATAGATTTTTCGATTTCATGTAAAAATATTCCTGACCTTCAACGCCTTTTAATTCCGTCTTTCCGCGATAATATTTTATAACCGTATCAATGATGCACTGCGGCAGTTTTCCATACTTTGCACTATATGCTTTCAATATAATAAAATCGCCTTTATACTCTTCTTGTATAATTTTAAAATCGACATCTGTTATAGTTAATTCGACGTAATCAGCAGATAACACGCGGCCATTATCAAATATGCCATTGCTGATAGTTCTGCATTTTGACCGCGATATATACGGGCACCCCCATGATATGTCATTCAACCGCAGATCATAGATGCCTATAGTCATTAATACGGCCCTGTTTAAATCATAAATATAATGATATATTTTCTTAATATCCGGATTTTCAATGCTTTCAAAAACCGACATTGGATATAAATTATTACATATGACAGCAGGATAACTGCTGGATCTGTCTGCGCTGTGAACCATACCATAATACTTATGATCTATAACAACATCCGCATAATATCTATTTGCATGTGTGTTTCCGCCACGAAACGCATTTTTTAACATATTGTATATGTCCCTGTCAGGATACATTTCACGTATTTTTTTTAACAGTTGCGGCCGATCTGTTACTACCTTTTTAACCTCGCGTCTGACATACCCCGTTGATGTTAACGGGATTGTATACAACGTATCATTATCATGCTGCATTTTCCGAATCACAGCCTCGCACAAACATATAACATCATTCATACAATATTCTATTTCATCGTCATATAGTTCTGTATAACTATATCGCTTTTCGCTATAATCCAATTCTGTCTTTAAATTTGTGCAATGTTCTGACTCTGCAAATTTGCGCAATGACATATTAGATAGCTTATAGCTGCATCTAAATTCTATTCCGCGTGACACAGCTTTTAATGGCTGCCTGGTATCGACACAAAAAACGTCATCACTGTTAAATGGTATAACTCCTCGCAAAAATTGAAATTCATAGGACAAATTGTGGACATACGTTATCATGCGCATTTTATCATCCATGTACATTGTCAATTTCCGATAAAACATGATAAAATCGGCCCATTCGCGGCCATATACCACGACATAATTTAAATCGCGGTCCATAAATGCCCATTGCCATATATACATAACGGCATTATCTGCAATAGGCTTATCATGTGCGCGCATATAGGCATCGCGCTGTTGCTTTGTGTAATCATGCAGCCGCGTTGTCTCAATATCAAATGCAGACACAATATCAATATAGTCACATCTGATTTTATGATGATTGTTACCACGCGGCTTTTTTAGCACTGGCAGTTTGTAAAACCACTCATAAAATCCATCATCAATTTTATCGAAGGATATTATTTTACTTTTTTCCATTTTTTATTTTTTGTTAACCTCGCTTTGACCTCTTCCAGCTTTCCGGTTTTAAGCGGCTTTTTCAATTTCTTAATCGATTCTATATTCGACATATACGACTCAAAATTTTCAAAAAAATCATTCATATCAATATTCTTATTCTTTAACGTGATAAACGCTTCTGCAACCTCAACGGATCCACGTATGTGGTCCAACTTCTCAGATCTGTATTTTTCCATGTAGTCAATAAAATCCTGAAAATTTGAATTATTAATTTGAGTGTATCCGGCCTCATGCAGCTCTTTGATTTTTTCAGATATATACTCATCATATCCACGGGCAGTGTTCTTTTTGTTTTTCACGTAACCTTTCATGGCCGCCAAAATATATGTACTCTGTTTGCCCTTTAAATCTCTTATTTTTGGGACCCCGGATTTCCATTGTCTGTAAAAATCTGTTTTCCGTCTGTCATACCCGCGATAAATAGGATTTTTTGTTATACGCTTTATGCGCTTCTGTATAATATCTCGAAGTGCCGTATACTCTGCCCGTATCTCTTTATCACTCATGTTTTTACTGATCAAATACGGTGTATTTAATTCCCATCTGACAGTTTGCAGTGTAATTCGTTTCCGCATATCACACCTCATAAAACAAAAATGCGGGGCCGCGGCCCCGCTAATATTGCGTAAATAATTAATAGCCCGCGGACTATTATAAGTTATTCAAATTCATCAAGACTGTGATCAATGTATTTTTCGTCTGTTGGTTCCCAGTTGGACACCCACAGCGTGTATACATCATACTCTTTATCGTTGTTAACAATGGTCCTTTTAACCATGTTAGCATCTGACTTATTAATTGTGATGATTGCAGGACAATTACGGGGCGCCTGGCAATCTCCAGTAAACCGGATGCGGCAATAAACATCGCTTCCGTCCTTCTTCTTCATTTTTGTCACATATCCCGTAAACTTGCTTCCATCATGCTTAACGATTGCCTTTGCGAATACTGTTACTTTCATTTTTTTAAATCTCCTTGTTATCATATATTAACCGCAGTGACTAACTAAATCAGATCATAGGCATCACCACCTTTAAATTATTCTATCACATGATAGCCTTATAATACACAAACATAAACATGACCCAAATCGGCTCTTCATTGTCAAAAACTTTCTTTATGATATGTTCTACTAACACTGCATCCTTTACATTGTCAATTAACAATGATACCAATCTCAGCATATCGGCTGCGGTTATATCATTATAATATAACTTGTCCCAATCATCACCATAATAATCTTCCAGATCCTCGCTAAACTTTAGCAATTCTTCATATAATTTTTTATTCATTTTTATTTCCTTATCCTTTCACCAAGTATTTGCATTATTCTTTCATACAGCTTCTCATCATATCTACAATTACCATCGCATCCTCTATCTGTATGCATTGGATTTTCGCACATTTCGCATCTGATTTGTTCATCGATTCCTTCTACATCAATCGCAGCCTGTCTGCTGATTAAGTCATTCATCTTTTTCACCTCCTCTATACGGCTCTGGTAATGGCATCCATGCTATTATTCTGCTTGTAGTAAATTTGCTATGCACTGTGGTTTCAAGCACAATCGGTCTTTTTTTGCCCACGCTATCGCAAATTTCAAAAACAGGATACCCGCTATTTCCGTCCTTACTTATCATTCTGCCGTAGATAACCCGACCATAACAGGACATTAGAACGTGCTGTTTTATTTCAGGCAATCTCTCACTGCACGGAATCCAATGCAGAGGCTGTGCGGATGGCAAATCTTCTAACCTTTGCTCTGCATCCAATAGGTTGTATGACTGGTGTAATTGTTCGATCGCTGCCTGTCTGCTGATTAAGTCACTCATTCCTTATCCTCACTTTCTGCCTTTTGGC